ATTAGGATGCATAAAACTTGTATACTCTGTAATATCCTTTTCTTCAGAACATATCTTACATTTTCTCATAGATAGCCTATATCTCCGACTTTAGGTGCGCCATCTTCTGGATCGTTATCAAGGTATGCTTTCTTTAACCAACCCATTGCATCGGTAGGTTCCTTGGGTTTAGCTTCAGCTTTAGGCTCTTTACCCTTGCGCATTTTTTTAGCAGCTTTTTCAAGTTCCTTGTCTATGTTATCCATTTACGCTCCGTTCTGACTTAGTACAATTCTGTCTGTTAGTGTGAAGTTTCCCGATACGCTTATACGTTCCTCGTCTACCCAGAATGGATGTACCATGTGGTCTAGAGTAGCGGGGAACATGAGTATTAAATTATTCTCTGGGGTAACATTCCACATGTTCACGCTAAGTGGGCTTATGGATTCCCCGTACCTAAATACTATATGGCCAGCATCCTGGACATTAGACTTGGCCTGTTTCTTAAATATCTTCTCTGGCACATCCAGGTAGACAACAAAGGAAACGATGCCATGATGCTGATGTGGCGGGTTATGGTCGTACCTTCTTTGGTAATTTATCCAGAGAGTATCCAGATTAACTTCCAAGTCCTCTTTTCCAGGAGCAAAGTTTACACGACCACCATCATAGTGGTAAACCATGAAATCGAACCACTGGAACAGTATTTTCAGGAACTCGGGGAAGACTTCTACGATGTACTCGTTACCATAATCATAAGAACCACCGAAATACATATTACCGGCTAATTTTTTATTGTAGTCGTGGTCCTTATTCCTAATTCGCTTACCTTCTTTAAGGAGGGACTTTCTTAACTCCTCAGAGACAAAGTTCTGATAAATACACGGCCCGAATGGAAATACTACCTTCCCGCCGTAGTCGTCCTTTATGTTAGGACAGTTAGTTTCTAATTCGCGCATAAGCAGGGGGCAGGTTGCCCCACCCCCTTAAATACCTACTTATGCCTTGCAGTCCGCAAGGATTCCGCTTGACTTCTCGTTCTTAGCGACGAGGCCAAACTCAGCAAGCAACAGCTGCTTGTGAGCATCACCAGTCTTCGCAAGTTCGACAGTCTGGAAAGGACGTAACCAACCAATAGCCCAGAAATCCATGTCTAAGAAAAAGACATGCTCAGAACTGTGCATGTTACGGTCAGCGACGATTCGATACGTTCCGAAATCGGAAACATATACGTCGACAGCTGCCACGACATGTGCAGGTGAGTCGCCCTTAGTTTGAGTTCTAAGTGACGATACAGACTGCGCTAGGTCAGAAATAGCCTGTTTAATGGTAGGTGGACACAGAATTAAATCTGCAGAACCACCCGCTTCAAAGGTGTCTTTGATGACGTTCTTGATGCCAGCTTCCGTAATAGAAGCAGTAGCAGTCGATTCTGTCATCGCAGTCGTACCTGTTGCACCAGCTGCCGGGGAACCCGATGTTGGATTCATCGACACATAGTTGGTAGCGAGCCAAGCGGGAACACCAGCGGAGGCGCGAGCAGCAGTCGAGCTGCCAGCACTTCTTACGATGTTCTGAAGTAACATGACTTCCATGTCTCTCTTCATGCGCTTGCCATTTTTAGCCAACTGGTAAGCCTGGTGTTTGCCGTGTCCGGCGTAGTTTACAGCGTCATCTGTTCCTGAAGTTTGATTCACGTACTGCGCTATCTGGCAGTAATTCCCAAGTCGCGTTGGAAGTACCCTAGCGTCAGCAGCGATGCTATCGTCGCCTTCTATCTTTCTATTAACTGCACCAGCAGTTATAGAGTCTGTTTGCCATTCAAAGAATGTATTATCTACACTCTGTTTAGAGCAACCCGACATGAAGGGGGTATCCATAGGAGCGATATTGTAAATTACGTCAGACAAGGCTTCACGAATCGCAACGGAACTATAAGTTAGCGATGTGTTTGTAGCAATTGCCATCTGTTTATCTCCTTATTAAGAGTTCATCATATCTTCCAGCAAAACAGCAGCGTCATCGACGTGACCAGTTTGCTGTAGACGCTTCATAGACTTAGCACGACTGCTTCTCTTTTCAGTTGATTTACTTGCACCTTTTCCCGATCTGACAACTCTTGGCTTGTTTTTTAGCTTCTTCGATTTCACATCTGAAGAATTAAGTTTGTCATAGAGCATTGATTTTCTTAAAACGAGCACAGAGCGATGGTCTATAAGATCAGAGATTTCCTTATCAGCAAATCCCTGCGTTCTAGCATAGTCCCGTATCTCTACTCCAATCTCACGCTGCTTCTCTGGATCACCCCACTCAGGTAAAACTTCAACTAAACGCTGATGTTCCCGGTGTAAGGTCTGAGCGTGCAATTGTGCAGAATCTGCGGCCTGTTTTTGCGCTACCGCATGTTGCTGCTGTTGCAGCGATTTTATGCGGTCTTGCACTTCCCTATACTCTTCTCGCTTTGTTACATACTCAATCGGGTTGGTTTCTTTTAGAGTGTCCCAATCCACATCAATAAACTGGTCGAACTGCTGCCCAGAGTTATCAATGATGTTCTGCAAAGTTTGCATGTACTGTTGTCTTTCATTCCGAATCTGGCCTACCTCAGCTAGATGTTGTTGAACAGCAGCATCGGCCTGCTTTCGTTGTTCGGAAATCTCTTGCGTTTTCCGCGTATAATCTGACTGTCTTGAATACCCTTTCAGAAGTTCGTCGAGGGTTACTTCCTGCTCTTCACCATTTACGGTGACAGCGTATAGAAGGTCCTCTCCTTCCTCTGACCGGTTGTCAGTGCCTTCATAGTCGTCATCTTCTTCAGACTCTTCGGGCTCCTCTTCCAAAGGATTGTCTTCCTCTACAGGGTGAGACTCCTCTTCTTCCGCAGGTTCGCCTTCTTCAGTTTCTGGATTTTCCTCGTCGGAGTCCATCATCTTCAAAAGAGCATTTTGAGCTTCCAGTAAACCACCTGGAACTACGTTTCCATCTTCTTGTGTTGTTTCTTGTGGTGCTTCTTGCGGGGCTTCTTGCGTATCCGCCATAATAAAAAATCCTCTTAAATATGTGGGTGTTGCTCTTCTAAAATCTTGCTCATGCGTCCTGTCTCTACAATGGACGTTATATGACCATGGATCTTATCAAGCAGTCTCATTGCCAGCCATATTGATTCTCTGGCCTCAACCTCTGTCGAACCACTGGCTTCCCAGCGATTCATTAATTCTTTCCTTAGTACATCGAATGCCTCAGTGAATAGTTCATCTTCCAGTAATCTTTTTGCGTGTGCTTCTCTAAACTCGTCGGTCATGTTGCTCCTATTGCCACCGGTCGTTTCTGCTCACGCTCAATCTGAATTTCCGCCATCTTCAATTGAGCATCCACTTGTGCCTCAGCAGCTTCCATTTGGAGCTTCTGTTGCTTAATCTGTACTTCAGCGATCTTTACGTCTAGCTCTCCCTTCTTCAGCTGAAGCTCAGACTGTTTTATATCCTGGTCAGGATTAGGCTTCTGAGGAGCCTGTGCTGGATCTGTAAGAAAGTCCTGTACGTTCTGGAATCCCATGTTCTTTATAAGGGCAGAGCCCATGTTGTACAGGTTCTGTTCTGTTACGATGCTTAACCCACCAGACATAGCTTGTGTTGCAAACTGCAGCATAGTGGACAAGTGCATCAGTTGCTGGTCACGGTTGCCATGACCAAGGCCAACAGATACAGAACAATCCATCTTATCTCTCCACATATCAGGTCTTACCGGAACCCACTGGTTATTCAAAAGAACTACTCTCTGTTTATCCTGGTTCTTCTGGACGAGTTCGTAAATGACGTTCATCAGTTCCTTAACGCCCGTTTCTGCAAAGTTACGAGCGATTAACTCTACTCTAGCCTGAGCAGCAGTCATAACCTGCGCTACAGCTGTAGCTGTCGTATGACTCTTTAGCGCATCTTCATTCAATCCCTGAGTGCTGCTGCTTACGCCAGACCGTGATTCTCTTATACTGTCAAGGTACTGCAGCATCTGGAATGAATAATTTTGAAGTGGGGGAGTAGCCAGAGGCATAACGGCATTAGGGGACTTTACTCTGACTACCCCGCCCGGACGCTGTGTGAGCAAATCATCTAAATTTGCTTGCCCCTCAAGAACTGCGTACCTACCAAAGTTCTGGTTGTACATATTGTCCATGAGGTTACGCATCAGGGTACTCTTAATTAATTGAAGGTCCATAGTTAGATCAGCAACGGACAGTCCAAAGAACTTGTGCGGTATTCTAATGGGTGTTAGGGAAACGAAAGGAATACGGTCTATCTCTTCATTAGCTAGAACAGTGCTCCCTACAAGGCAAACTTTCCTGAGTTCTGCGATGCCATCCCCATCAAAGTCAACACGCATAAAACATTCGTGTAACCAGTATTCACTTAATGAGTCATCAGCGCCGTAAAGCGTTTCGTTGTTAAATCCTTCATTACCAGAGTTATCAAAAACGTACCTGGACTCCCTTTCCCCGGAGAACTCATGGTCCCCATAGATACCACCGCTCAGATCTTCCGGGTCGAGGTCTCCGTAGATCTCGCGTAACTCAGTCAGGGTCTTTTTAACCCTATGACATGTAAAACGAGCATCCTGTATATTTTTAGACATGCGGGATATAAGGAACTCATCGGGCGGTACATTCTCTACATGTACCCGTCCCTTACTCATGTCTCTGGATATGACTACATGGTGGCCTTCACTTGCCCCCTCTGAGTATGAGCCGTCTAGCTCCATACCTGGAGAAGTGTGCTCTATAACTTCTACCCTGGGATCGGATATAAGAGCCTGAAGCTCCATTTCATCAAGACCCTTGTACTCTTCACGGTTCCATTCCTCACTCTCATCCCACCAGACTTTAACGATACCGTTCTTCTGTAGGAGAGCATCTGTAAACCAAGCGTAAAGGATCTCCCATCCGGGATTGTCCTTCATAAATATGTGATTTATATAGTCAGTGGCCTGCTTAGCAGAGTCCACAT